CTCCTAACTGCTCTGGTAATTGAGTGGAATGAAACCGATCGCTTCGACTGAGACCTCTTCAAGCTCAGCGAGGGTTGGCATCTGAACAGCGGGATCAACCGCCCACGCAATGTCAGAGTCTTCAGCCCAGGTACGGATACGACGCACAGGGACAATGAAGTTGAATCCCTGAAGCTGCATGACGCCTTGCGTAAGCATACCGATGTAGACGCCATCATCTTTCAAGTACATACCTCCGCCAGAAGAACCCGGAAAAGCGACTGCGGTCACCTGATCGAAAACCTTCTTACTGGCACCCTTCCCTTCGAGAAGACGCCCAGTCTGACTGAGTACGCCGGTTGTATAACTGTTGGCACCAAACTGACCGAGGAGACTGCCGCAGTGACTCAATTCGATACCGATCGGCGGGATGTAATTGTCCTCCGGATGAAACTTCGCAGACACCGCAAGCGGATACGCATTCTTCAAACGAATCATCAGAACCGCCAAGTCCTCGCCGTAGTCAGCGTCACTGTACTTGATGACCTTACAATCCAACGTCTGCTGACCAACCCGACGACCATTTTGGTGGCGTTCTTGCACGATCACAGGGTCTTTGAATTCGATCAGATACTTCGTCTTCCCGTCCGGCAAAATAACCCGACGAATTGTGCGAAGGCCGTCAATGACGTGCCCCGCTGTCCACACAAAGGTCACAGTGTCCCCACCGACCTGGCGAGTAACCAACGTGCCAGAGCCTTGAGCATTACCCGCTTGAATAGTGACACTGATGTCTTGCAAGTATTCGGGGACTGACGAGGAAGGTTTGTCATTGGCGAAAGTCACTGCGCCAACCACCAGTACCAAGAACAGAGTCAACAAAACACGAAACTTCATGGAACACCTCCGTTGAAATGAAAAGGGTTAAACGCTATCTTCAGAAACTAACTCGCCCTCCCGGCCCTTCGGGTTATCCCAGTCAATTGCGCCCACATCGCCCATCGACATCAATTCCAAACGACGATTGGCTCGAATGACTTCCAACACACGTTCGTCACTCGGCAAATGGATAATATCAACAATCAGGACACCCTTATTCAAATCAGTTCCAATCCGATGCAACCGATCTTCAGACTGAACGCGGTACTCAGGCTTGTACGTATTGGACCAGTAAATCGCCATCCGAGCTTCTGTCAACGTTAGGCTCATACCGCCACTCTCCGGATGGGCCACAAAAGCCACACGCGGGTTGCTGAAATCAGCCCAGTAATCCAATGCTTCAACGCCAGTGACAACTTTACCTTCATGCGTGGTCACTTGGAAACCGCGCCCATCGCAGCGAACCACATGCCATCCCTCTTCTTGGCTAAGGCGCTGACAACGATCCACGGAACCTGTGAAACCTGCGAACACAACCACACGTCCTTGCTCTTCATTCTCCTCCAACAAGGTCTTGAAGGCTTGGTCTTTCGGACAAGGAACCTCGCGTGTATAACGCACGTACCGAGGCATCTGCTGCGTGCCTTTACAGGTCGGGCATTCAAGCTCAACCGCTTGAAGCCGATCCGCAATCACAGGATTCACAAGCTCAATCGACTTGTACATCCGATCTGGATTGGTAGGGTCAGACCATTCAGTGATCTTGCCAGCAGTGCAATGGGTGCAGTGGGTGGTGCCTTCTTGCTTTTCGCGGTATTGAAAACCGTCACTCAATTCGCGCAGTAGCGTCATCCCGGTGATCGCGTTCGGCGAAGCAGTCAAAAGTGCTTTGGCCACACGAGAGGTACTCGGGCTCGGCTTGCAGTACACTTTCCGGTACCGTTTGTCCGGCAAATCGAGACAATCTTTCTTGTGCTTGATGACAACAAGCCCCTTCAAACGCCTCGGGAGTAAGGCGACCTCATTGACACTAGGCTTGTACTTGTGAAAGTCCGCAATGTCTTCACAAATGGTCTCATCATGATCCGAGTGATCTACATATTGGCCGCATTCATGGCACTTGAGTTCATCGTCACGCCAGCCTTCAACCTTATTGACCGCGACCCCGCTATCAAACTGATGGAGCTTCATAAATGACAGGCGGCGTTGAAAAGATTTGGCGCTGCCTTCAGCTAGGAAACCAGGCCAGACAATTTCCGCCTGCGCCCACCAGTCCACGGGAGTCTTCGGAGACGGTGTACCCGTCATCAAAATCACATACCCAGCGGGGCCGTATTCTTGACGAATCAGATCGGCGAGTTTCGCCGCCGCCTGCGTTCGTTGTGCAGTCCAGTTCTTCAACTTTGACGATTCATCACCGACGAAACCACCGGGAAGCGGATCGCCAGGCTTCCACTCATCCATACGGCGAACCAACCGCTCGTAAGTCATAAACTCGATGTTGAATTGGTCGAACGGGAAGTCCCACTTCCGAAATTCGCGTTGGATATTGGGGAGACTAGTCTTTGGACCAGCCCACCACCAGTCTTGGTGCGTGGAACGCTCGATCACTTCTTGTGCAGAAAGGGTCTTGCCAAGTCCCATCTCGGCGCCCCAGATTTGGTAATGGTAAGTGAATCCCGCGTCCGACATGTCCCTCTGGTGCTCCATCAACGGGCGGGGGTATTCAAGTTGCTGCAACGGCTGATCGAAATGCTCGTAGATGTTCTCACCAGCAAGGTATCGAATCGTAGTCCAATTACGATGGCAATCTTCAACCGACCACATTCGGCGGGGATTCACATCATCGAAGCCATGGTACTTCGCTCCACGCATGGCTTTGATAGCATCCTTGAAACAGAAATCACTCTTGACAAAAAGGATTCGCCCGCCCTTCACCTCGAACATAATCGGAGCTTGCCGCTTCCGACCAAGGTTGTCCTTTTTGAGCCACTGTATAGTATGCAATCCCAATTCCATCAGCGTCCCCGCTTGTCATCAAGTAGAAAGGTTACGTTGTCGGCAGCTTGTCGTTGTCGGTAATCCATCCAAAGATTGATACTCTCACTCTGGAACTGTTTCTGGATTTGATTGAATGCGTAACGAACACCAGGTGACATCTCAGGCGTTGATCCCGCCACTACCGCGTGCTTCCACTGAGCTAGCGACCCTGACATTATAGTAAGTAGCACGCCCCTTGCAATTGTCTCCGTCGTCACAAAAGGCATCCCGCCTGCACACTCCATCATGTCTAACACATCAGGCTCGTCGGCCACAATCAGCACACTGTACATGACATGAGCCAAAAGCTTCGGGTTCAAACTAACCTCCGCTTTCGTGTCCTTCATCGCCGCCAAACAACTAAGGAAGCGACTAGCAGTCGTCAACCGATGAGACGAAGCGTCAGCGGCGGATGCAGGGCTGTGTCCCAAAACCTTCATCGCCACAGCGAGGTAGGCCGGGAAATCCACATCAGGTCGTTGGATAATGAGAACTTCAGGTTGCACAGTATATCCGGTGTAAACGGTGAAACAGAAAAGGAAAGAAAGAGGAACGCTGCCAGGACTCGAACCTGGGACCCACTCTGCACTTAGCATTTCGCGGCTTCAAAAGCAGCCGGGCGGCGGAACCATCCCAGCGTTCCAAACCTCTCTATCAGTATGATTGTCAAAACGGGGTCGAACCCGCCATAAAATCCGGTGAAATCCGAATTATCTGGCGCGAGCGTCCGGATCGTCACTACCGTCGGGGGTATCATCCGCCACCACGGTGGCACCTTCTCGCTTCACGTTAAGGAATTTGGTGATCTCCGCAACGATCTTCTCGGCCGAAGGCAAGGAAGTGAACGGCGTCGAGCATTTGACCGCGATCGGCACGTGCCAGGACCACTGGCCCTTCTCAACCAGCCGCGATTTCATCGTGACCGGCAGCGCATTGTGTGGCTCTTGCTCGACCGAATTTGGGTTGGCGTCAATCATCGCCTGAGAAATCGGTAGGTACGGAAAGATGCGCTTGGCTTCAGTCCGTGCAGATTTCGTCCCGCAGAAGAACTCCAAGAATTGTCCAGTGCTACGCTCGTAGACAAGGAAACTGGGGCCATACATACAGCCGCTTCCCTTCTCTGCCGATTGAACCTGGATACGCTTGAACTCGGGATCGTTAACATCGTAGACGGCAACGATATTCTCCGTGTCCTTCAAGTCGATGGCCTTAGGCCGGCGTGCAAGCGGGAGGATGTCGATCTCATCACCAAGATCAGTAACCTCATCCTCCGTCACCGGAATGCCGTAGTTACCGGGCCCAACCAGCTTGCGATTGACAGCCTTGCCCTTGGTGAATAGCTGAAGCCGCGGTAGGAAGTCGGAGGACTTAGCGATCTCGTCGAAATCCGCGTCCGAACCGACCTGCGTCGAAGGCAACTGGTCGACAAAATTGACAGGAACCAAAGCATTACTCTCGTCACTCATGAAACACCTCTCTAATCAGGAATCGGGAACCAGAAATCAGGAATCAGAACCAGGAACAGTCTCACCGACCGCCCGCTGGACAACACGCTTTTTGAGTCGTTGAATAATACGGGCCCGTTGCCGTTCAACACTTTCATCATCGAAGTGAACTGCCCACGTCAAGGCGGCAAACCACCCATCTAACGGGGTTTTACAGTCCATGGCTACCACAGCCAACGGTCCCACTTGCCGCATCTCACGTTCCCCTTGCAATTCAGTGAGAGAACGTGCGTATGGTACAGGTTGAAGCTCTGGGATCAGCGCCAATCTCAACGTTCCTTCGTTGACAGACACTCGCCGCTGGCGTACCATCACCATTATTAGAGCCTTGAACTCCCGCAACGGCAGCACCGTTGCTTCAGTCGTATACTCACCCCACTGATCCTCAGGTAGCTTGGAAAGAAAGTAGGCCGCCTCAAGCGACATCTCCCCGCGATCAATAGCCTTACGGTACACCTCGTATCGTGACAAACTAGCCAAGCCAATCATTCGACGGACCCAGGCTGGATTCTTGTTAAGAATCTGACAAAGCTCAGCCTGAGTCATACCGTGTTGGCTCTTCAAGAGCCAACAC